CATTGCTTGAGCAGATGATGAAGTTACCTTTACCACGACGTGTTTCAGTTGCAATCTTATTAGCTTCGACTTCGATTTGGAAGATCAAGCTCTTGAACTTCTCAACAGCCCAACGACCATCAGCATCAGATGCAAGGTCGAATACGCCAGGAGTGAATGGAGAGGAAGGATCTGGAGTGAAACCAGGCTTAGCCTTGTCATTGATTGTGTCAATAACTTCACGATTGATTTCCGCAAGGATTTCAGTCGAAAGGATATTAGCCAATTCAGCTTCAGCATCAAGACCATGAACTGCCTTAAGATCTTGAGCAAGTTCCATTGTGTATTCAGCCTTAAGACCACGAGTCTGAGCTTCAACAACAGCTTTCTCGATGGTGAAACCCATGTCGCCGAAAGCAGCACCATTATCTCCGCCAAGAGCTTCACCAGCAGTTGTGGAAACAGGACCAGAGAAAGCAGTTTGTGGCTCGTCGAGACCAAGTGCTTCCACGTCGTCCGTACCAATCTTAGTAAGGCTTGGGCTAGATGCGGTGTCGTTGTAACGTGCCTTCATCGCGAAGATGAGACCAGTTGGACCGGACATTGGCTGAACACCTGCTACATCATAAGCGATGAGATTAGGCATTGCACGACGTACAAGAGAGATAAGAACTGGATCGAACTTACTTACAGCCGATGTAGTTACGTTATTCTCGTTAAGAAAACCAGATTGTACTCTCTCTTCTTGAAGAGCGATCTCTGTATTTTCTAGAAGCTTGGCTGTAACAGCCTTGCGGTGTGAATCTTGGAAAGCAGGTGCATCCTTGTGCTCAAGCACTGGTGCCCACTTTTTCATTTCGTTTTCTGTATTAAACATTTTTGAATTTCTCCTATGTTATTGTTTGTGATATGGTTTATTTTGCGAGGGCTTCAACATATTGTCTCATAGAAGCAGGAAGCTTCGTGAGAGGATCTGTTGTACCTTCAATTACGATTTCTGTTTCGTCTTCGGTTTCTTCAACCAAAGATTCTTCTTGAGATGTTTCTTCTTTGATTTCAAAGATTGAACTTTTGACTGTCTGAGCTTTATTGAAGAAGACTTCTTTATCAGAGAAACTCATGTCTTCCAAGATAGTCTTGAAACGATGTGTTTCTGTTTCTGACAGATCTTCCGATAGCGAGTTGATAACTTCAGCTCTCTCGAATGTTTCGATCTGCTCTTTAAGAGTTTCGATCTCGGTTGCAGCTTCTGAGAGTTGTGAAGATGTTTCTTCAACAGATGTGTTGAGTTCTTCAACAAGGTCTCTCTTTTCGGCTGGAACTTCGATATAGTTCTCGATGAATAGGTCTTTAAGTGAAGACATGAAGTTTTCAGCGATATCTGTGCGAAGTGTATTTTCAACTTGCTCAGAGTTCTCTTCAACCCAGCTTTCAACCACATATGAAAGATAATCATCGATTCTTTCGACAAGACTCTCACGGAGTGATTCAACTTCTTCGTTCAATTCCGAATTGTATTTTGCTTCAAGACTTTCTTGAATCTCAAGAGATCTTTCTGCAATAGCTGCTTCAAAAAGTGTTGCAGCTTCGGTTTTGAAGTCTTCGCTAAGTTCAGCTTCATTTGTGATAAGGAGATCAAGTGCTTCAGAAACCTTCTTTTTAGATTCCTTAGGCTCTTCTTCGTCCTCTTCTTCTTCAGATTCTTCTTCGTCCTCAGATTCTTTCTTAGACTTAGTGGATTCTTCCATCTCGTCTTCGTCTTCGTCCTCAGATTCTTCTTCGTCTTCAGATTCTTTCTTAGACTTAGATTTGGTGGATTCTTCCATCTCCTCTTCATCTTCATCTTCATCTTCATCTTCGTCTTCGTCTTCAGATTCTTCTTCGTCTTCTTCTTCCTTTTTTACGGCTTTCTTTTCACCGAGGAGAATTGACTTGATGGAATCATCAAAGGATGCTTCTTGCTCTTCAGAGACTTCAGGTAGATCCTGTACAAGCTCTTCATTAGCAATAAGCTGTTCTTCAGAGACATCTTCAATGATGTCTTCTAGTTCTGTGTTTTCTTCTGACATAGCTTTATTATTTTAATGATTAGAGTTTGGAGAGGAAATCACTAAAGACCCTTTTCTGAGCTTCTGCAAGTTCAGATTTAGATGCTTTACGTATTTCAGTCTCATATTCTTCAATCTGTTGAGGTTTAAGAATACCATTCTCATAAATCCATTCAACACCTTCCATTATTCCATTAACGAATGCTTCCGGTGCAGAAGGATCTTGTACAATGTCCACTGTGGAGAGCATAAAATCACTCTTCACATAGGTCTTACTATTCCTGCTTTCAACTGTTCCCATACCACGACTTGAGACACCTAACTTACATCCACCTTCAATAAGTCCTTTCACTATATTACCCATTGGCGTATTCAGTATAAGTGCCTTTCCAACAACATCATTACCATCCCAATTAAGTTCGGTAATTCTGTGCGAAACTTTATCAAGGTTAATTGCTGGGCCTTCTGGGTGATTCAACTCACCAACAGCTCTTCCAGTTTTAACCTGCTCCTTTACGTATTTGTCACATGCCTCAGTTAATACGTTTTTAGGATAAATTCTATTGTTGCGGTTTTTCTGCTCCGCTTGCATAAAGACACCCTCGATGTAGGTATTCTTGTTACCCTTCTCATCTTTCTCAATGAGAAATTCGAGGTTTGAATCTAAATGTTCTGTGATTAATTTCATATTATTCTTCTAATCCTTTGTGTGAAGTGATTTCAATATCATCTTCATGTTTAATGAACCACTTCTCGAATTCCTTCTGATTTTTAAATTTAGCAATCTCCTTCTTAGAAGACTTACCCTTCTTGAATGTAATCTCGATAGCAGCCTCCTCAAGTTCAGTTGACTCTTCAACAGTAGCTTGATTAAAGACTTCAGATGTAATAGCAACTTTCCTCACTGCCATAACTTGATCAAGTTTATCTTGAATTGCTACTGTGAAAGAACTCATAGCAGCCTGCTCATCATTATTCACTAAATCATTAAAAAGTTTTTCTGTATTGTTCATAGTATCTATTTATAATAATTGTTATTTTTAAATGTCCAAATCATCATCTGGCTCATCTTTTTTCTCATCTTCAATCTCATCTTGAATTTTTCTAATATCTTCATCAGTTTGCTTCAAGATCGTTCTGCGGACCCAAGCCTTAGAGTAGTATTGACCAACAAATTCATTGACAATATTAAGGGCTTCAACACGCTCTTTGATAATCTCGGCTTCCTTCAATTCAGAGAAGTAATTATCTTCAACATAATTGATTGCAATACTCTCTTCGATTGTATCCCATTCAGACTGTTTAATAACACCCTTTAGGATTAACTGAATTCGTAGAGCATCAATCAATAGAAAAGAGAATTTGTTTCTAAGCTTATCAATGAATTTCTGAAATTTAACTTCGTCACGAGATACTTCACTTGGTCGTCCAAATGCATGAGTAGTATCTTGTTCAAGTCTTGCAATAGGCACATTCAAAGATCTATAAAGTTTCTTCTGAAAGAATACAACATCTTCAATCTGTCCAAGATTCTCTCCACCAGGAAGAGTCGTAATCTCTGTACCTCTACCACCTTCTCTTCGTGGCATATAAAAATCTTCAAGCATCGACATATGTCGGGTATCATCTCTAATCTCACCTGTAGCCGAATCATATACAAGCTTGTTGCGATATTTACTCATCACAGATTGTACATATTCTTCAGCCTTACCCTTTGGAAGATTGCCGACATCAATATAGAAGATTCGTCTTTCTGGTGCACGTGATACACGATACATCACTAATGAATCTTCCATCATTCGAAGTTGATTCACCAACTTCATTGACTTATGTAAATGTCCTATTATATTTTCTTGATTAACATCAAGTAAACCAGAAGGGCACGCGATGATTGCTTCTTTGGCAATCTTAAATCCAACATCTGAACCGGAACCATCGCCACCCTCTGAGTAAATATAATATTCAGATACAGTCTTTGGGATTTTGGCCCCAGTCTTTGGATCAAGAACTTTTTTAACCTCTTTAACCTTTTTAAGATGTAAAGGATTTACCTGTCTAAGCTCTTTGATACCTTTATTAAAATTCTTTTCATCAGTTATGACGTGAAAGTATAGTCGGCCGTCTATATACCATTCCTTAAATAGATCAGACGCCCTACGATTGAACTTATATAAGGATAGTACCTTACTAAATTCTTCTTGAATCTGCTTCTTGATTGAATCTGGTAATTCAGAGTCGTTCATATTTAATGCAGCGGGTGCAGAATCATCCCCCGATGCAATAGCTCCGTCAACAATATCATTAATGGCCTGATCACACTCTGGTTGTGATGCAGATTCCCGATACTTAACAATCAACTCTGATGAGCTGTCACTACTAGTACCATCAATATCGACGTATTGACCGTAGTATCCACCAGTTGTAGCAACAGAAGAAGAGCCTTCCTCGTCACGTGGTGTAACAAATGATTTTAGATCTTTATCGAGTTTTGTTTCTCTCGACGTAATCTTTTTACTAATTTCATATCCAAATAGATTCATATATGTTATTTATACGAAAATATATGGGCTCCCCAAGATTGAGGAGCCCATAATTTTTTAATTACTTACTAACTAACTAACTAAGTAGTTGTGTTAGTTTTATAGTAGTTATAAGCGAACTCAACAGTAAATTCTTCAACCGCATCGGTTGTATCATAACTGAGATCGATCGAAGAGATGTTAACAGGGAAAGCACCATCAAGGATGATTTTCTTCAATCCCTTCGAGGTCTTGTCTCGGCTAAGTTGCTCAACTGTCAAAACACTCTGATATTTTTCAGGGTCTACTTCACCTTTTCCATTCTCATGACCATTAATTTTGTTCATCCAAGTTTCAAATTGATCCCGAATTGCAAAATCCTCATCATTGATGAATGTCACAGTCCAGTTTTCGAATGTGCGGTCTCCCGCGACTTTCAATACTCGACCTCGAAATGGTATATCAACCTGACCAACTACTGAACCCGGAAGCGAAGCGGCTTTACATAGATGTGTTGCCTTATCGCCTGCATCACCTGTGAGTCCGTTTGCGCCCGAGAACGTGCATTTAAAAAGGTTGGCGCGTGCTCCGCCTCCCCCTAATTTACCCTTAAGGGTATCTACTTTAAAATCTGACATAATTTTTTATTTCCTTTCTTTCTTTAATTTATTAAGCGTTAGATCGACCAGCGATCTCTGAGAATTCAACACCAGTTCGTGTCGCGACGAAGTTCAGGTTTACGAAGTTGATAGACTTTGTTGGCTTAATATAAATATCAGCAACAAAATTAGAAGAATCAACAACACCTGCATCATTGTTGCTATCATCACACACAACAAGGAAATCAGTGATACCACGACGGGCTTGAACACCTCTCAAGAATGGCTCAACAGAATTCTTGAAAGAAGATCTGGTGAATTCATCATTAATTTCGAACAACTGATACTTAGCTGCAGTTGCAATTGCTTTTTCGAGAACGATAAACAATCTACGAACATTGATTCTATCAAAGGCAGATGGTTTAGCTTGTGCAGTCTTATCACCGAAGAGAACGATGCCACTACCTGGGAAACCAGCAACTGGATTAACACCAGCTTTATAGAGTTCATCTCTATCTGCTTTCTTAGGGTTATAAGCAACCTTCACGACATTGCGAAGACTTCCACGATTGAGACCAGCTGGTGAGAACCAAGGTTCTGCAACATCATCTGTGTTAGCACAGAGACCTGCAATGTGACCATTTGCTGGGATATAACGATATACATCATTATAACGATCATAGATATACACTGCACCAGAATCGATGAAACCATAAGATCCCTCCGCATCCCGATTTTTTAGGCCGCCCTCGGTCGAAGTATCGTTGGCGAATGCCAAAACACTAGCCAGCGGATTAATCTGACCCACTGTATCTTCCTTCGGTGGAGAAAGGAATGCCATTGCATCTTTCCTACTCGTCGCAATCGCATGAATGTGATTCTGAATCACGGCGCCGTCGTCATTAATCTGAGAGAAGAGAAGACTTATATCTTCTGTCTCTGTATCTTAAAGGAGATCTAATGCATTTTTAATATCAGCTTCTAGTTTCAAGTTATCCTGAGCTTCAATACCACCTTTGAGCTGGAATACACCGACGCCCGCTAATGGAGAGTCTCCAGACATTGTGAATGAATCTCCATTTAAATCATTGGTATCATCTAAGATGCAATAAATATATCTCGATCTCGAATTAATAACACCTTTGATATAATTACTTCCACCATTCTCGGCCTTAGCACCTTTGTCTACACTTAAACCAACATGTCTTTCAATAACTTGACCTGCTACACCGAATGCACCTTTTACATCAACGATGGCAACATGAATTTCACCTGCATCAGGTGCAAGATCAAATGAGTTGTATACGTTCAGTTCTTCCTCAGTATGTGGAGACGCGGTGATCAATGCGTTGTAATCGGTTGTATTCAAAGCATAAACTTTAAGAGAATTACCAGCTTCACCCGGAAATCTAGCAGCAAATGTGCCACCTTCACTATCTGTGAAAACATCTTCAAAGTATGATTGATTAGGAATCCATACACCTGTACGATTTAGTGGTGAATCTAGACTGTTGTCTGCATCCGATGCATTTGAGAATGTATCGGAGTTACCACCACGAACTACTTTTAGAGCAGATGCATATTGAAGGAATGAAGCCGCTTGGAAAAACGGATCAGCATAGAGAACAGAAGTGTCTGGAGTTCCAAAAGCTTGGATCAGACCCTTCTCGGACGAAATAAGAGATACCTGATCAACAGGCCCCCATTTAAAATACCCTGCAAATCCGCCAATTGATGCGGATACTGCCGGTATGACATTTGTTAGGTCGATTTCTTTAACCTCGACTCCAGGTGATACTTGAAAACCCATATTGTTCCTTTCAGTTTGTTATAGTTGTATAATAAGATGTTTGTATAAATAACAAGAATTATTTCACGTCACTCATGCTTATTTATATATATAAAGATCTCTAGAATTCTAACCAATTCTTCTGTTGAGCCACTAGTTTATCATGTGTCTCATTACGAACAGGCCCTTGTTTATTATCATCAATAAATCCGAAAGGTAATAGATCATTTTCAATCTCTCTTATCTTATCTTGATATAACATATCCTTTAAATCCATTTCGAGTATGTTACCGAAGGCATCGGATGATATAAACCAAGCAAAGAGAACTAAATTCATCACAAGATCATCATGATTGCCTCCACTTGCTGCATAAGAAGATCCATGAACCTCAAATGTAGCCATCTCCGATATAGTATCGGCATCTATAATCTCAAGTTTACCAAGTTCGATAATGTCCTTTAGATTTGAGCAACCTATCCTCTTAATCCTCTTTGACATTGTGACTCCGATACCGCCAGCTTTAGTCGAAGACTGAATAAATGTATTAT